TCAATCACTCCGCGCCAAAAAGAAGAAATCGTTAAAAACTCCGGCAAGGGCGGTATGTGGTTTGCCGTCCAAAACATTAACGGCATACAAGACCGTGAAAGCGTACAGGTTCCGGACAGCATATTGAATTACAAAGAACATAAACAGCGCATGGTTGAGACTATTTCGCAGAACACCCCTATTCAGCAGGGTTTGTCGCCGGGTTCAAATGTTCCGTATAAAGCGATTGCGGAGTTGGGCGCACGTACCGACATACGAACCAAGGCCAAGGTTGAGGTATTGGAAGACTTCCTGACCGAACTGAACAAGCTTCGCATAAGCCGCTTTGTTCAGTTTTATACGGAAGATCGTTATTACCGCATTCGAGGTTCCAGCGACAAGATGGTAGAAGGTTCAATCAACCGAAATGAGTTAATGCGCAACTGGGAGCGAGATCCCGGGCAGATGGAGAAGTTCGTTCCTGAATTTGATATAAAAATCAACATCATGGACGAAAAGCCGACCGACAGAAATTACTATACCAGCACGGCGTTTCAGATGTTCGGCATACAGGGCATGACGCTCGAAGATTTGTGGTACACGCTGGACGAAGGCAAGTTCCCGAACAAGGAAGATGTTCTTAAAAACGTCAAAACCCAAAACACGGCGTTGCAGATCATGGAAATGCTTAAACAAATGCCGCCTGAAACTCAGGGACAAGTAATCCAAACTATTCAGCAGATGGCGCAACAGACAAACATAAACGCTTTTCTTGATTCCATTCCAGACGATCAGTTGATGGCGTTGCAACAAATGCCTCAAGAGCAACAGCAGGCGCAAATACAGGCTATGATGGGGCAATCCAATAAAAATTAAAAAAGGAGCTCAAATAATGGACGAGATATTAAACTCTGAAAACGCAGAGCAGGAGAATGTCGTGGATTCTCCGCAGGAAGAAACGGAACAGGATACTGCCGAGACTGTGAGCGCGGATAAAACCGATGATGCAGAGAACGAGGAAGTCACGCCCTCGCAGCAGAAAGAAAAACCTGTTCAAACCCCGGAAGAAAACGCCAAAATTGCGGCGGCTCGCAGGGCGGCGGCTCAACGGGCAAAAGACGAGGTAATAGCCGAGGTATACGGAGAAACAAACGGAATTAAAACCTACGCCGATTACCGCGCCGCGCTTGCAAAACAGCAGGAGCAGGAACAAATTACCGAAATGCTTCAGAGCAACATCCCCGAGGCCGTTGCAAAAGAGCTGTTAGAGTCGCGAAAGTTCCGAGAGGAAGCCCAAAAAAAAGAATACGACGCGCAAATCGAGAAGCAAAAGGCCGTCCTTCGGGATCAGCCTTATTTTATTGCTCTCGAACCGGAAATCGACGCTCTTATCAGCGACAGCAAATCCAGGGGCCAGCAAATCAATGTCGCCGTCGCGTATAACTATCTGCGCGGCGCAAAAATGGACGAACTGATGAAAAAGGCTGATGAAAAAAAAGAGAAAAGCACAGTAGCCAACATTCAAGACCGCATGAAAAGACCTGGTTCGATTACTGCGGATTCGACAACCGGTGATAGCGCGGATATTTCAAACATCGATCTGGATATGGCCGCCGCATTCGGCAACGACCCTAAAGAAATAGCAAAATATGTCAACAAATCAATGAGGAGATGAATTCATGAAAGGATTTAACTGGTCTGGCAATAAAGCCGGGCACAAAACGCCTAACATAAGAAAAATGTATGTGCCTGACGCTACGGCAATCGAAAAAGGCGAACCCATAATTTACACCGCCGGAACCGGCGTTGCAGTTGTCGCCGCGCCTACGGTTTTTGACGATCCCATTTACGGCGTGTCTGCCGTTGAAAAAGCTGCAAGCGACGGCGTCACCGAGATTGACATCGTTGAAGCCTCGCCGTACGACATTTTCAAGTACAAATGCGCCAAGTCTTATACCCTGACAGGCGGCGGCACAACCACGGCGGTAGATTCCAGCATTGTCCCGCAGACGAATAGCTTTTGGAAAGGCGGCGCGATTAAAATTATTTCCTGCGCGTCGGATTCCTCGCTTAACGGCAGAGTAGTAAATATATCCGACAGCACCGGTTCGTCCGGTACGCTGACGCTTGCGGAAACGCTTCCTGCCGCGCTTGCCTCCGGCGACACTATATACCTCTGCCCAGGCTATATGGCACATGACTACCTTGGCTATGATCTTGACAGCGACGCTATGAATCCCGACTTTGACGCTATCGGGGGAAACGTATTGAGAATATACGACACCAACCCGGATGCAATGGAATTCAGGGTAACTTTCGAGCGTCATGTCAACGTATCGTAACGCCTAAACAAAAGGAGATGGAGTAAAATGGCACTTACAGAACAGCAATTTATTGAGCTGGAAGGCAATATCAATAAAGTTTGGGACGCTTATTTTAAGCAGAAGGAAGATTATATCCCGAAGCTTTATAACGTCGTTAAAAGCAATTCCGCGCAGTTTACCGATTTCACGGTCGGCGCGGCCGGAAGAATGTCGGAGTGGTCGGGGTCCGTCGCTTACGATTCCTTTGAAAAAGGATACGAAAAGCAGTACCGTCCGGTCAAGTACAGTACCGGCATTCAGATCGACCGCGATATGTACGAGGACAAGGAATACGAGCGCATCAAGACCAAAGTTAACAGTATTGCATACGGCGTATTCAAAACCTTGAATTACGAATCGGCTGAAATATTCAATGGCGCGTTTGGCACAGCTATTACAGGACCTGATGCTGCCGGACTATGCAGCGCGTCTCACAAAACCATCCCGACCGCTGACGACCAGAGCAATACAGGGACACTTGATTTGTCGTATGACAACATGGAAACGACATTGAGGGCTATGGAAGACTGGACAGACGACCGGGGAGATAAGATGCTCATTAACGGAAACCTTGTCATCGCATCCCCTTATTGGCGCGATACATGCAAAAAGCTGTTCGGCTCCGACAAAGAAGCTTTTGTCGGAGACAACACCGATAACATTTACAAAGACTTTGCGTATATGATCCATCCGCTTGTCACCGGCAAAAAGTGGTTTGTTGCCAACAAAGAGACAATGATGGGCGGAGCGGGGCTGAACTTTGTCATGCGCAGAGATCCGCGCACGTTGGAACGCGACGGCGATGCGGCAAAAGGTGATTTCAACACCGAAATACTGTCATGGAAAGCCGTCGGACGCTGGGTAAAAGGATGGACGAACTGGTTCTTTATTTTTGGGCAGTTGCCCTCCTGATCACTTGTCTATGTAGTTAAAAAGATTAGTGCGGCAATAAACCGTGGGGGAGGCAACCGCCTCCCCTGCTAATTAAAAGGAGAAATAATTATGGGAAACATTACACATTTTAAGAATCTATCTGCCGAGGAAGGTTTTTATATTGGCGCAAAAGGCCAGGAAAGACTTGTCGTAGGCATGGGACTTTCCGAGCCCGGCGGTCAGTTCTTTGTTGACTCCGGCACCGGCGCGGACTCCAACAGCGGCAAGGGGTGGGCCAACGCATTAGCGACACTGGACGCGGCTTTCGGCAAATGTACCGCAAATAACGGAGACATAGTTTGGGTTGCTCCGGGACACTCCGAAACGTTTACCACTACGGGCAATAAAATAACGGCGGACGTTGCGGGCGTTCGAGTAATCGGCGTCGGGTACGGCGCGGACCGCCCGACATTCACTTTTAGCCATACCGGGGCCACTATGGCGGTAACTGCGGCCAGCGTCGTTATGGACAATCTGCTTTTTGTAACCGGCGTTGATCTGGTAACGACCATTGCCACAATTTCAGGCAACGACTGCATCATGGGGCATCCGTCCGGATGCGGCGTTGAAGTAAGAGACACCACAAACGTAGAGGTTATCGACGCATTTACCGTAACCGGAGACAGATTTAAAGCTAACGTTTATCATCACGGTTATTCCAGCGGCGACGGCAACCAGCGCACGTTCAAACTGAACGGCGTGGACGATGCGGAAATTTATGTTATTGCTCTCGGAAAAGCACAGACCGCCGTCGTAAACTTCGTAAGCAATGCGTGTACCAACATTCGGGTAAAGGGATACTTCCTTGTAACTGATACGACCAATCTTTCTAAAAACGTCGTTGACACCGCTTTAAACGGCACGTGGGAAGTGGAAGGATTCGACCTCGGAGCGGGCTATGAGTTTTCGGGCGGTTCCGGCAATGCCGTTACCGGAAACGACATGAGCGCGGTTAGTACAAAAGTTGATTCCGTTGGCACTTTAGCGGGGTCTGCCGCTACGTCGACGCAGGCGACCTCTGTAGGAACCTTAACAACTTCCGTAGGTACGCTTGCGGGATCGTGCGCCACTGCTACCAATGTGACGTCTGTCGGAACGCAGACCGCGTCTGTCGGGACGCAAACCGCATCTGCCGGAACACTGGTTACATCCGTAGGTAGTTTGGTTAATTCTGTAAGTACGCAAGCTGCTTCGGTAGGTACGCTGGTTAA